AGCTTTGACGCCGCCTCCGAGGCGTTCGGTCGTATTGCGCGTAACAACGCCGCAATCGGCCTTACCACCAAGGAAATGCTGCAGATGGTGGAAACCGTCCAGAAGCTGGGCGTTGTGTCAGGCGCGTCTGGCGGCGAGATGCAGTCCGGCATGATCCAGTTCGGTCAGGCGCTTGCGTCTGGTCGACTGCAGGGCGACGAGCTGCGCTCAATCATGGAGAACTTCCCGGCGCTGGCGAAAGCAATTGCCGACAACTTTGAGAAGGTTGACGGGACCATCGGAATCACTATCGGTGATCTGCGTCGCATGGGGTCCGAGGGCGAGCTGACGTCCATCAAGATCGCGCAAGCGATGCTCCGGGCAAAAGAAGAGACCGAGAAGCAATTTGCGGAAATGCCGGAGACGGTGGAGCGAGCTAATCAGCGAATCACTGACTCTTACAACGCGGTCCTCACAGACCTCGGCAAGATGTGGGACTCGTCTGGATTTGTTCGCAGCGTCAAGGGACTCGGACTGCAGTTCCTTGAAGGTTTCCGCGACGCGCTTAAAGACCCCACGCTGCAGCAGCAGCTTGAAGACCTCGACAAGCGACTGAAGTACGCCCGAGAGTTCAACTCGCAGAGCGCGTTCACCCGCGGAATGCTTTTGAGCGGTGGCGGCACCGGAATGCCTGCCGTCGGAGCGCTTCCCGGCAACGTCAATCAGCTTGAGGCCGAGCGAACCCGCATCCTCCAAGAGATAGAGACCAAGGCTGCGGACGACAGAGAAATTGCTCGCAAGCAGGAAGAGCAGGCTATTCTCGGTCCTATCGCGTCCGTTATGTCACGGACCGGCGAACTCAAGACCTTTGCGGAAGAACAGCGCAACGCCAACCTTACGGTCAAAGACCTCAAGGATGCGATTGCTGGACTGACCTCTGCTATCAATGCACGGAAATCCCTCGGGCTACCGCTCGACAATCTTCCATACGATCTGACCAACGCGCAGGACCGGCTTGTAATTGCACAACAGCGGTCGTCTAACGTTCAGACGGAGTTGATGAAGCTGAGTCAGAGCGCTGGTGACCGCCAGCGAGCCATTGGCATCGGCGGGGACGGCGGAGCCGCTTACGTTCTGCAGGCTATCGCCGCACAGCGTGCGGACAACGCCAAGAACGCCGCGTCATCACTTGGCGCGTACATCTCGCAGCTGCTGCGGGACGATGTTGCGTCCTCTACGGCTGGCCTTGCTGGCGTGCAGCGCCAGACCGCGAACACGCTTTCTGGAATCGACCTGATTCAAGCTGACCGCGCCACGCGGACGGCTGCCGAGGTGCAGCAGAAGTACAACGAGGAAGCAGCCAAGTTCGGCGAGTTTGCCAAGCGCCCAGAGGTGCTGGCGTACCTCGAACGATATAAGGCTGCCCAGCAAGCCGCTGCGGACGCGACCAACAAGGCGGCTGACGCCAACCGGCGCATCGCATCGCAAGAGGACGCGTACTACTCCGGGCTGATGGCAGACCCGAGAAACGCTGACCCGCGGGCTGCCCGACGGCAGGGACTTGAGAACCAGCTGGACCGCGAGCGCCGCACGTTCAGCAGCGAAGCTGACTTTGACGTGTACGCGCAGAACAAGCGGCAGGGTCTGTTCAACGACGAGGCGATCCAGCTAAACCAAGCGAACCGCCAGTATGACCTGCGCTTGCGCCAGCTTGAAGAGCAAGAGCGTTTGATCGGGCTGACGTCCGACGAACTGCAGGTACAGAACGCCATCCTCGCCAAGCAGATGGAACTGTGGTCGCAGGGTTACGAGGCTGGCGACGCCCGCTTCGACACCGAGGTTCGTCGCACCGAGGAACTAGAGCGGTCTGCGGTCGCCCAGCGTAACCGTCAGGCGCAGGTCAAGAGCATCTTTAACTCCCTGCAGGACGGCGTGCGTCAGTTTGAGGGGGTATTCAAGAACTCCTTTGAGACGATCTTCACGGACGGCGTTCGTAAGGGCGGCGACATCTTCCTCAAGGGATTCGGCGACATCATCAAGAAGATTAGCGCCCAAATGATCTACGACATCGCGATCAAGCCGTTTGAGGTGCTGGCGCAGCAGCTGGCGACCAAACTTGGCAGATGGCTGGTGAGTTTCCTGCCCGGAGGCGGCGGTGGCGCACCGCTCATGACCGGCGGTTCGTATGGGTACAGCGGAGGCACTCCCGCGGCGAACGGTGCGTACTTCGACGGGATGAACCACAACTTTGCTTATGGCGGCGCGTTCACCAATCAGGTTGTCAACCGCCCGACAATGTTTGCGTTTGCAAGCGGCGTGGGTTTGATGGGCGAGGCAGGGCCAGAGGCCATCATGCCGCTCAAGCGCGACTCGACCGGTCGCCTTGGCGTGTATGCCAGCGGCGGCGGTGGCGGCAACGACTCCGGTCTCAGCGTCGTGATCAACGATATGCGGTCGAACGCCAACTCCGAGCGGGTGCAGACGAGCGAGCAGCGCGGTCCAAACGGCAAGCGGGTGCTGTCGGTTCTCATCCGGGATGAAATGCGGCGACAGATTCGTAGCGGCGACCTCGACCGCGAGATGTCGGGCAGCTACGGCAACACACGGACTTTGGCGAGGTTGTAATGCCCAATCCCACATACCCCAACACCCTGCCCCAATTCGTCATGGAGGGCGCGTATAGCGAGCGCATCCAAGACCAGACGATTGAGAGCCAGATGGACACCGGCCCCGCAAAGATTCGTCGCCGGTTCACCAAGTCGCTGCGGACATTCTCTATTCAGCTGATGCTGACGCCCGCGCAGACGACAACCTTTGAGAGCTTCTGGCAGAACGACTGCAAGGGCGGCTCCCTGCCGTTTGACTGGGTGCATCCGAGAACACGTGCCGCAGCCACCCTGCGATTTCGGAACCCCGCTCCAACAATACAATCGACGGGCAGCGGCGCTGCAAACGTCGTCGGCTTCAGTTTGGAACTCGTCTAATGGCCCGCACTCTTTCTTCTACCGCGCTCGCGTCGATTCACGCGCAGGAGACTGGCGAGGTCTGGCTGGTGCTGCTGACGATCAGCCACGCCTCCATGGCAGCGCCGATTCGCGTGGTCAACAACAACGAGGACATCACGAGCCGCGGGAACATCTATCAGGCGTTCCCGTTTGACATTGTCCTTCCCGGTGAAGACCCCGACGGTATCACCAAAGCGATGCTGCGCTTTGACAACGTCGAGCGAACCGCCATCACGGCTATTCGCGGGCTGACATCGCCGCCAAGCGTAACGATTGAAGTAATTCTTGCGAGCGCCCCAGACACAGTGGAGATCAGCTTCGAAGGGCTGACTGTTCGCAACGTCTCGTACGACGCAACGCAAATAGAAGGCGAGCTGCACTTCGAATCGCTGTGGACAGAGCCAATCACGCTCACCATGACCCCGAGTCGCTTTCCGGGGCTGTTTTAATGGACCGGACGCTTCCCAACTGGGCCGCCGAGTACATCGGCATCCCGTACAAGACGCACGGGCGCGACCGCCTTGGGTGCGACTGTTGGGGGCTGATTCAGATGATTCAGCGAGAGCGGCTTGGGTCGCTCTGGAAGCCCTACGAGGGCGTGGACTGGTTCAAAGGGCAGAGGCCAGAGGTCATTGGAACGGACGCCGTCAGGTACGCAAGCGAGTTCACACCCGTGACACCGGGGGAGGAACAACTCGGCGACGGCATCTTGATTCGGATGCGCGGGCATCCGTTCCACTGCGCTCTGGTACTAGCGCCCGGGTGGATGATACACACGCACGAACAAGCCGATTCCGTCATTGAAAACTACCGGTCGATGCTCTGGGAAAAGCGCATCACCGGCTTCTACAGGTACGCAGGCGCATGAGCGACGAAACCACTCCAGTCCACGGACTGAATTTTCCTGTCGTAGTTCACGATCAGCCGTTCGCCTCGACGGTTGCGCTCATGCAGGGTTTGCATGGGCAATCCATCGGCGAGCTTGTCACCGCCTGCAAACTCCCTTCGGCGGTCACGCCATACGTTCGCGTGTGGATCAACGACGTCGAGATTCTTCCTGACCAGTGGGCCACCACGGTTCCGGTGGTTGGCTCGCACGTGTACATCCGCGTCGTGCCGCAAAAGAGCGGCAAGGACATCTTCCGCGCTATTGCGATGATCGTCATTACGGTTGTCGCCTTCTATGTTGCTCCTGTGATTGCAGGCACCGGGGCTGCTGGCGCGAGCATGGCCGGTATGACGCTCGGCGCACAGCTGGGCACGGCATTGGTCGCTGCAGGTATCACGGCGGTCGGTATGCTGGCGCTCAACGCGTTGGTGCCGCCACCGGGGTTGAAGAACAACCGGCAGGATGAGAAAGACCGTCTTACCGGCTCGTCGAACGCATTCGCGCCCTACGGAAACATCCCTCGGGTGTTCGGCAAGCGCCGCGTCTATCCGATGCTGGCGGCCCGCCCCTACTCCGAGATTCAGGGCGACGAAGAGTACCTTCGCATGGCGCTGGTCGTCGGCTGGGGACCGCTTGAGATCAGCAACCTCCGGATT